TTATCTGACGGAACACTCATATTTTCTCCTTGCCCTAGTTTGTAACCACTTACAAACTATTTGTCAATAGGGTGGACGGTATTTTACGACATACCGTCCAATGTCGGTTCATTTCAAGGGGTTGCCCCCAAGAAATTACTTACGCTTGTGTTTACGAGCTTTACGTGCCATGAGATTTCTCCTTTAGCAGCGGTCACCTACTTGTAAGGGGAGGCAGCCACACCCTCTTTCTCTCTCAAGAAATTATCTACGAGTCTTGCGACCTTTTTTACCGTATCTGTGCATCATGATTTTTTCCTTTAGGTTCTGGCGTAATTACGTTGGGTTCTACCGCCAGACGTATTTCTAACACCAGTGGTTCTTTGTGTCAAGCCTGGTCCAGTAGTTTGTTTGCGTAAAGTTTCCGTGGTCACCCGTGGCTGGTCTGCTTTGGGTTGAGTTTGTGGACCTCCTACATTTCCTGTTGCCATTATTGCTCCTTTTTACCGCCAGGTGCTTTGTGTTCTTTCTTGTGTTCGCCAGGAGGTTGCTGTGGCTGCGCAGCCTGTTTTGCCTCCATTTGCTTTAATCTTTCCAAGAGTTCTTCTTTCATTGGTGGCTCTATTAAATCAAGTAAAGATTTTTTGTCAATAGCCCCCGCTTTGAGTAGGTTGAACGCCAGGGTACGGGTGTCTTCCGTAAATATCGGGGAGTTAGAGTGTCCGTCCACTTTAACCGTAAATTCTTTGGTGAACTGTTCGGCAATGAAAGGTACACCGTGCGTATCTTTGAGGTGGGTATCATCATAGAGTTGCATACACTTGAGGTAAAGAGTAGCCAGTTTTTCTAGTGAATCTTCGATAATTAGCGCCCGTTTTTTTACTCTCGATGACCCCAGTCGGGCTAACTGGCTTGCGTGTCCTGCTGACCTGACCCCTGCTTCTCCCTTACCCTGGAGAACGTTACCTACGCCAGACGCTTCTTCAAACATAGCATCTATCTCCCGCATCTCAACAAAGAGGTCTGGAGGCATAGTGGGCGCTAACTTTTCTACCTTAGCGTTAGGCATATCTGTGGATAGTAATCCCCCCGCACGGTTGAGTGCAAAGTTCTTTTCATCAAGGATGCCTGTAAACCCAATCAGAGCCGTTGGAGGGGAAACTTGTTTGGACAACAGGTCAAGAATCTCTGTCATCCGTCTGTTACGTAACTGTTGAAGGTATATCAGGCGTTGAACTTCAGACCCGCCCCAGTAATAGTCGTACAGCGGGTTAGGGCAAATCTGAATGAACGGCAACTCACCCTTCATAAACATTTCTTCGCCCGAGCGTTCGTAAATGATAATGTCTGGGTCAGCCTTTGTTACAACTCTGTAATCTGCTGCGTCATCATCCCAAATCCACAGCTCGGTCATCTCTACCGTATCTTCAGAGACCTCAGCTTTGTAACGATTGCCACCAGCCAAATCCAAATTAACATTACCGTATATAGTAGGGTTAGACTGAGAAATAATAATACGTTCCAGACCATTCGCAATTTCAGTCCTCTCATGTGGCATGGAGTTCATGCGCTGAATAATCTTGTCCCTGTTAGGGTGGCTGTACAGTCTGGTGTATAGCTCAGACTTGGTGATGTAATATTTTTGGATGATGGCTTCTTGCCTGTCGGTGTAGGTAATATCCTCACGCAACACGCCCACACACCCAGGCTCAACCATGTACGGGTGAATACCGTTGTTCATGATGAGCTTAACGTAAGTTGTCCCGTAGACAAGCGCCCAAGTAGTAGCTGTAGAAAAAACTTGGTCAGCGTTGCTATTTAGCCACTCGTTGTTGAGCGCTTTGGTAAGGGTTGGTATTTTCCTGTGCTCGTTCTCAGGGACAGATGCGCCCAGGTTGATAGAGAAACGAGTTGTCTCAGCCGAATACAGGAAGGAAGTAACCTGGTCTAAGTGCGGGAATATTTTGTTGTAAAGAGCAGGAGCTTCGTCAGGACCGTTACCAAACAAATACCAATTACGCAGAGAGGCATAGTCTACTTTACGAGATGCCAAAGAAACTTCACATTTGTAGATGATGTCCCTAAAGAACTCATCTCTGTCTAGCATCCCCTTTGGTATCTTCATGTTTACTCCGCGCTGGTGTTAATCTTCAAACCCTCATGGTCATTCATAGTCCCCACGCCAGGTTTAGGTGGTACAAATTGTCCTACACTTTTCGGTAAAACGCTAACGGACTCGTCTGCGACAGGTTTAAACTGCCCTGACATGACGGATTTGAGGTTGATATTACCACCATTACCCCACATTGCGCCACTCATTCTTTGCTGAACAAGCTGTTCCTCTTGCATCTTCTGATTATGAGCCATAGCTTCACCAGCCTGAGCAAATTCCTTGTCAGATAGCTTATTTTTGCGTTTTAGATAGCCTTCTTGGTGTTCTCCAGCCCTTGTAGACTTAATATCGGTCATATCAAACTCTAAAGCCAGTTGTTTTAGGTTTCTGTCGTTAGATTTGGTCTTTTCGGACTTTAAACCCACTGGTTTTAGGAAAATTACCGATAATTCGCCTTTACAGAACTTTATAGGGCACTTTGCCTCCCTAGATTCAAATACACCGTGCTCTGTACACAAATAATCTTTTAAAACTGCCATATTACCCCCTTGTTATCAAAATATTGCCAAAATTCGCATAGTCATGCCTATTTACGGGTTTATTTTGGACTTTAAACCCCGTATTTGTCATAACGAGCTTACTCATCGGAATTATTGGGGGCGCAGGTTCTTTCCTGTAATCAGGATAAGTCTCGTTGGTATGTTTTTTCATTACCCGTATACGCCCTTCTTTCCAATGCTCATAAGCCCTGTTTAGTCCACGCTGAGAAGATTCAGTCATTGGCGCTTTGTCTTCTTTAATCATGAGTAAAAACAAACGCTCAGATATACCTGCAATCTCACAAAAGTTCTTAATAGAAATACCTCTGTCTTTGTCGGCTAGGAATAATTTAAGTTCTTTTGTCAGTTGAGACTTAGTGAGACGCATCTCTGCCTCCGTATACGCCAATCATCTTTAAGTAATTACTTACATTCTTGCCAACAGCCAGTTGTTCAGGGGTGTACTCATCTTGACGTAGCGACATTTCTTTTGACAAACGCATACCAATAAGTCTAGGTTGGACTTGCTCTGCCCATGCAATGGTTGCCAGTGCTGCTGCAATTACACGGTCATCCTTACCACGACCAGGTGCGCCTATGAATCCGTCTTCACGGACTATTCCTTTCATTTCTTCTAGAGTGTCCATGCTGAAGATGCCCATCATGCCACGCTCAAAGTAATCCTTCATGTAGGAGAGCATACGTTCTTTGGATGATGAGGTGGTCAGGAAACCTATGGAGTTAGACAGACCGCCCATCGTATCGTTTCTACGCCAAATGTAGTTTTGCATAGAGCCGAGTACGTCCATCATGTCCTTAGCCATAGGACCTTGTATGGCTGCTGCCAGGCGTTTTAAGTTTCTCAGTTCGTTGATGACTGCTTGCCCTGGTCCGTTGACTTCCAGATTAAGAGTTGAGTTCTTGTACGCTCCAGCAAGGTGGGCAATGACCCAAGCAAACTGATATGTGTTGAGTTCTGAGGTAGCAAACTCTGCCACTTGGTCAAGTCCATCTGCATAGACTCTAAAGACCTGGATACAAAATCTATCAGCCCAATCTGAGCTGCCGTAAGCGGGGTCTGCTCCAATGACGTAGTAGGCTGTGTCAACGGGTTGTTGCCATATCCGAAGCGTTGCCAGACGGTCTGAGGACGGTAGGCACTCTGTGTCTTGGAACAGTTGTCCAAAGGCGTATCTGTAACATTCGTAGTCGAGGGATTTTGCGTATTTGGCTGCATCTGTACACCTACTGTTAGAAAAGAAGCTCGTACCTGTCATTACAAAAGCATAGTCTTCTGTAGGCGGAAACTCTTGATACATAAGGGTTTCGTCTTTGATACCCTCAGCCATCTTCCACCGCCACCATGCCATTTGACGGGAGTTTATCTCAACCCCGTACAGTTTTTTAATTTCTTTCACCCATTCTTTCTCGTCAGGCTTTAACTTGCCGTCCCAGTAGACTTTGTACTCTTTAGAGTCAGGGTGAACAGAATAATACTCGTTACGCCACCATCCGCAGAAGATTGCACGTTGTGTTCTAGCTCGTTTGGCAGTCTTGTACATGTCGTGGAACATATTAAATCCCTGTGCGGTGGATTCAAAGATGTACAGACGCTGAGGATTCTTTTCTGCAAGAGATGCAATTAGGGAGGCTAGACCTTCGTCATTGCCCCAAGACGCTGTTTCAGTTGCGTGTAGGTACGTGATAGCTTTACCTTGACCCAATCGAGACTTGTTTCCAGCGATTTGGTAAAAAATACGGGACCTGTTTTTGAGGACCATTTGATTGCGGTTGTGAGCAACCAAAGGAATCTTGTACTCCTTGGGTAAACCGTCAATATACATTCCCAGAGTTGACCTGAACATATCTCTGTTTTCTTCAGTGTCGGAGACAAGAGTACCCTGCCAACCAGGGTGAGTAAATTGCCAATACAAATCAAGGGCAAGGCTAACAGTAGTGATACCCAACTGACGACCTTTGAGAATAACAAAGAAATGAACGTCATCTTTTAACCCCCTATCTATTTCTTCCATAACATAGGTCTGTGTCCCCAGGAGCTTACCCATTTTCTTGAGACCTTCTTCTTTGGTCTCAATCTTTAGCTCGGCACAGAACTTATAGAACTTTTGTAAATCAAAATCCATCACGCCTCCCAGGGCATCGTCTCACCGTACTTTTCTGTCATGTGTTTGTGACCAGCATCAAAGAACTCTTTTGTCACACTACCAGGGTTACCACCCAGTCTGAAATTAAAGCTGTGCTTCTTGGTCGTACCGTACTTAGGGAACATTTGTTTGGCTACTCTGTAAAACTCACGGTCACTACCAAAGCCAGGCATACCAAGGATTGCAGATATTCCCTTTAGCTTTTCTGTTCGCATACCCCACATACACCAGTCCACAAAGTTACAACCCTTGTTGTTCCAGTCTTCATGGAGGTCACCCAAGGCTTCACACCTGTCGTTGAACAAGAAGTTACCGTCCTTGTCATGTATCTTACGCAGTGCATACGCCCAGTCGTTACCCCGCTTAATGATTTCCATAAGGGACTCTACATGGTCAGGGTCAAACCAATCATCATCGTTACAGAAGAACACTACGTCTTCGTTTATCAGGTGAGGTACTGCAGCCAACCATCTACGACCATCTTTGTCAGGATGGGCTATGCCTGTTGGAAATACACAGACGTGTTGGTTCTTCTGCAAGAGGAGTTTGGGGAGCATACCGTTGTCGTACAGTAGGTAGTGCTGGACAGGGTATGTTTGAGCTTGTATAGAGGCTATACACTTGTCTAGCTCAGGCCTACCTTTGGTTACCGTGACTACGGCTGCTGTTAATTTCTTGCCTATCATTTCATTTCCTCTATATTCCAGTTAGATATTGCTTCTGCTGCTTTACGGTTTTTAGCACACCGTATTAATTCTTGATAAACAATGTCAGAGTATTTCTCCCTCCATTCTTTTGCCAGGTATCTTTTAGACCCAGGGCTAATGCAAGAGAGTGCTCTTTGCATCTCTTTCTTCAGTCTCAATCTTGAGTTGTACAGACGCATCTGCATATCCTCTGTTGTATCCATACGCTAACGCTTTCCCCATGTTGTTAACAAGTTCTATCCTGTGGTGCTCAGAAATAAGCAAAGCCTCTACCAGTTCGTGGCAGTGCTCACGTAGCTCATCCTCGTTCATCCACAGTAGTTCTATCACAATACTCTCCAGACCCTCAGTAACTCACCCTCTGACTTGCTAGAAAACTTGTATCCCAGTCTCTTAGATGCCCTGTAGTTGGCGTTGAGCACCTTCGCTCTTGCCGTCACAGGAACTGTAAAACTATCCCCCACCTCCATACTGTCATACGGATATGCGTACACCACCCGTGGGCTAGGCAGTAAGCTACCTTTTTCTATCTCTAATATCTCCATATAATCACCTCTACCTATAACCATATAATATCATAACTTTAAGGAGAAGCAATGTTAATCAGGACCTACAACGAGTACCACTTAGGCGACCAGCTCCATCACCTCAACTTCCTACGCAGGGTTTGTCAAGAAGATTCCAGTATTGAATGTATCCACTACTGCAAACAAGAGTATCACCCGCAACTTCTCCCCGTCTGTGAGGGTGTCCCCCTTACTCTGCAGGACTTACCCCACAGGGGAGACGCTACCAACGCTTGGATAGGGGTAGACGGATATTTCTATAGAAGTCCGTTAAACAAGAACTGGGTAGCCTTTCACCTAGACTGGTTCTCCTACCTGGCTAACAAACTAGGAGTCATGAACCCTATACAAACTCCAGATACCTTCCTCTTTGACTACCCAGAGTTAACCAGGAAAAAGTACCCCAAATATGACGTACTCATCGTCAACAGTGTCCCCATGTCTAACCAGCTACCAGACTACAACCCCTGGTTCTTTGAGAGACTTACCAAGAAGTATATTGACGAAGGCTCAACAGTCATCACCACCTACCCTACAGGGCTATGCCAATCCACCCTAGAACTGGGTATGACCGTCACAGACATAGGATGCCTAGCAAAAGGAGTCAACCGTATACAAGGCGTAGATACAGGACCTATGTGGCCCACCTATAACGTACACGCTCGTATACCCACACGTATAGTCTACTCAGCAGCACATGCCATCAACCTACTCGACACCATCACGCTAGACCGTCTGTCAGATATATAAAATTTTTTATGGGGGGGGCAGTGTGG